CGTTCCTTTTCTAACCCACAAAACACCTCGATCAGCCACGATCAGACTGGATCGATTTGATCAACCTTGAAACGGGAGAGATCCTTTTAGATCAGGCTCCTTCAGGATTAGGAGGTGTTCAAACACCCCGTATTTATTCCAAACTTAATGATTTGCCGTCTAGGGGTCAAGAAATGATCGATTTTGCAGCTGAGATTGGCATACAGCTGATGGATTGGCAAAAGTTTGTTGCAATTCATGCACACAAAGTTAAAGACGATGGCAGGTGGGCAACTTCAGAAATAGGTTTGTGTCTTAGCAGGCAAAATGGAAAAAGTACATTAATGATGCTCAGAATTTTGACAGGAATGTTCGTGTGGAACGAAGGCTTACAGCTAGCATCAGCTCACAGGCTTACAACCTCACTTGAAACATTTAGACAGATTGTTACATTAATTGAACAACATCCAGAGCTTGAAAAGGAAGTAAAGAAAATCCGCTGGCAACATGGAGCAGAGGAAATTGAGTTATTTGGGAATAGGCGGTTTGTTGTAAAAGCTGCTAACAATGCTGCGAGAGGGTTATCAAAACCCGAAACGATACATATGGATGAGTTGCGTGAATACAAAGATGAAGATGCTTGGTCATCTATGCGTTACTCAATGATGAGTGCTAAGAATCCGCAAGTGTGGGTTTATAGCTCGGCTGGCGACCAACATTCAGTTATTCTAAACAAATTGCGTGAGAGGGCGTTGGCATCAGCTACAACCAATGACCCGATTGGGTGGTTTGAGTGGAGTGCCGAACCAGATGCGCCGATCCACCTTCCGTCAGGCGATATTAACTGGTCTGCATTTGCTCAAGCCAACCCATCATTAGGAATAACAATTCATCCCGATAACATTTTGGCAGCAATCAATGACCCACCAGATATTGTTCGAACCGAGTTACTTACCCAGTGGGTTGATACAATAAATAGCGCAATAGATCCGCAAAAATGGGCAATGTGTCAAATAGATCCAATTCCATTAGATCCTGAACAACCTACTTGGCTTGGACTTGATTTGTCGCCTGATAGAAAGTTTGGCGCATTAGTTGCCGCTCAAAGATTATCGGGGGAAAGATTTTATGTGCAATTGCTTCACACTTGGTCAAATGATTACAGCTTAAACGATTTAGCAGTTGCAAACGATATTGCGCCTTATGTAAGAAAATACAACACGCAAACTGTGGCTTATAGCAAAAGGACAAGTCAGGCAGTTGCAAGTCGTTTAGCCTCTGCCGGAATTCAAACAACCGATATGGATGGCGGAATATACGCGGAAAGTTGCGACAGGTGGCTTGGAGCAATTAACTCACACAGGTTGCAGCATTCTGGACAAGAGGAATTGACCCAACAAACATTATCAGCTGCAAAATTGCCATTCGGTGATGGATCTTGGATTATCGGGAGGAGGGCTAGTAGGGTCGCTGTCTGCGCAAGTGTGGCATCAGCATTAGTTACATATTTTGCGACACAACCCGAAACTGAAACAGACATACAAATCGCTTAAATTTGACTTTATGGTATATTATACACTAATGGGATTATTCGATAGATTTTTAACAAATCAGACACCAACAATTCAAACAGATGTCGCTGCCAGCATTCCTTACAATTTACAACAATCTTATAATGGATTATTTAGTGGATCACAAACAGCTACTAGAGAACAATTTATGGCTGTGCCAAGTGCTGCTCGCGCTCGCAATATAATTTGTTCAACAATTGGATCATTACCAATTGAAACTTATAATCATTTTACAAAAGAGCATGTTCGACCAACAAGATCAATCATGCAGCCAGATCCAAGAATTGCAGGATCAGCAATCTATGCTTGGTTGTGCGAGGATTTACTTTTAAGAGGCGTGGCTTATGGACAGGTTCTCGACCAATACTCAAGCAGCGATGGTGCTCGAATTAGAGCATGGACAAGAATTTCTCCTGATCGTGTAACTTACAAAACAAATGTTCAGCAAACTGAAATCATTAGTTACAAAATTGATGGACTTGATATTCCTGTGAGTGGTGTAGGTTCGATCATAGTTTTTTCAGGTTTGGATGAAGGTGTATTAAATCGCGCAGGTCGCACAATTAGAGCTGCATTAGAATTAGAAAAAGCGGCTGAATTATACGCCAAAGAGCCAGTTCCTACAATGGTGTTAAAATCAAATGGCACAAATTTAACTCCTGAAAGAATTAGCAGATTATTAGAAAGTTGGAAAGCCAGCAGATCAACAAGAGCAACTGCATTCTTAAATGCTGATGTTGAATTGCAAGCATTAGGATTTGATCCACAAAAATTACAATTAAATGAGGCACGCCAATATCTTGCAACTGAAATTGCTAGAGCTGTGGGAATACCAGCATCATTCTTATCTGCTGAAACTACTAGCATGACTTATAGCACAACTGTTATGGAAAGAAAAGCCCTTATTGATTTCAGTTTAAGAAACATAATCACACCATTGGAGCAAAGATTATCCGCTGTAGATTTTGTGCCAAATGGCATTGAAGTTAAATTTGACATTGACGATTTCTTGCGTGGATCAGCTTTAGAGCGTGCGCAAGTTTATGAAATCCTAAACCGCATTGGCGCGATGAGTGTCGAGCAAATACAAGAGGAGGAGGACTTAATCCGATGAAGATTAATTTCCCAGTTACATTAACCGCTGCCGACAATCGCAAGCGAACAATCTCAGGCACAATTGTTACTTGGGGCGAGCGCGGAAATACATCAGCAGGAGCAACAGTATTTGAAAAAGGCTCAATTGATTTTTCAAAACCAGTAAAATTGCTATTAGAGCATGATCGAACTCGACCAATTGGTAAATTGATGGACATTACAGCTGATGATGCGGGTATTGAAGCCACATTTAAAATCGCTGGAACTATTGCTGGCGATGATTCATTATTAGAAGCAGCTGAGGGATTACGCGATGGATTTAGCGTTGGAGTAATGGTTGATGACTGGAAAAACAAAGATGGAGTCATGTCAATCAAAGCAGCTAAATTAATTGAGGTTAGTTTAGTAACAGATCCAGCAATCGATAGTGCAAGAGTTGCAGATGTTGCAGCAACTGAAACACCAACAGAGAATTCCGAAGCAACCGCTGAGGATAAAACAACACAGGAGGAAAAAGTGTCTGATATAACATCAGAAGCTCCTATCGCCACCGAAGCGGTAGAAGCTGCTCAATCCGAGCCTGTGGCAGTATCAGCAACTCAACCAGTTGCTTACACAAAGCCACGCTCACCAATTACCAACAAAGCAACCTATTTGGAGCACTCAGTTCGCGCTGCATTAGGAAATGACGAAAGCAGAATGTATGTTCGCGCTGCTGATGACACAACATCAAACAACGCAGGTCTAATCCCAACTCGTCAATTAACTGAGATCATTAACCCATTATCAAATGCTAATCGCCCAGCAATTGACTCAATCACAACTGGCGTTCTACCAGATGCAGGAATGACTTTTGAAATTCCTAAGATCACAGCTGTTCCAGCAGTAGCAGAAGTTGCTGAGGAAGGCGCAATTGGCGAAACCGGAATGACATCATCATTCTTGACTGTAAATGTTAAGAAGTATGCTGGCGGACAGGAATTCACAGTTGAGCTATTAGATCGCAGCTCTCCAGTATTTTTTGATGTATTAGTTGCAGAGATGGAGAAGGCTTACGCCTATGCAACAAATAACGCAGTTCTAAACGCATTAATTGCAGGTGGAACTGATGGCGGAAACCGCACAATGTCAAATGTCAATTTCCAAGATTTCATTTCTGATTCTGCTGTCAGCATTTATGGCAACACACTTGGATTTGCACAAAACTTAATTGCATCAACAGGTCAATGGGGTGCAATTATGAATTTGGTAGATGGAAACAACCTACCTCTTTACACCAATGTCATCAACCCACAGAATCGTGGTGGAGGCGTAACTCCTGGCTCAATTGGTGGAAATGTGCTTGGACTTAACTTCCGCGTTGATCGTGGACTTGGATCTGGAGTTGGCGATGACACATTAATCGTTGTAAATCCAGAGTCTTACCAATGGTTCGAATCACCACGCTATCGCCTAGAAACTGCACTTAACCAAACAACTGGCAAGATCACAGTTGCTTACTATGGTTATGGTGCAATTGCAACTAAGGTCGGTGCTGGTGCTTACCTATGGAAAGTTGCTTAATTAAGTAATTAACTGAGTGCCTATGGTTGCTCCCGATCATAGGCATCCTTTAATGGGAGTAAGGAGATGACATGCCAACTATTATCACAGCTACACAGTTGCGATCTGTGCTTGGCGTGTCATCTGCCTTGTATGACGACACTTACCTAAATCAAGTTATTGACACAGCAGAAACAGTTATTTTGCCAATGCTAGTTACATTTAAAGCACCAATCGAGAAGGTATCGCTGACAGATAATGTCGCTACTTTCACTACACTAGGAATACATGAATTTACGGAAGGACAATCAGTTGTCATCACAGGATGCGGATCGCCTTACAACGGAACAAGAGTTGTGCTGGCAGATAATCTTGGACAATATACCTTTTCGCAATCGATCACTAATGCCGACATACTCGAGGCTAATGTCATCCCATCCGGAGTTGCTGCCCTTTCTGGCGGATCAACTTATGTTGGAAATGCAGCTGTTCAATCAGCCGTCTACACAGTTTCAGTTGAAGTCTTCCAAGCCCGACTTGCAGGCGGAGGACAAATTGAAGGAGTAGATTTTACAGCTACACCTTTCAGAATGGGTAGATCATTATTTAACAAATGTGTTGGATTACTTGGCTCATATATTGACACCGAAAGCATGGCTCAATAAATGCCTAATGAAACAATCCTTCAACAGATTCGCACACCTTTAGCGAGTGCATTAGCCACCGTTGCAGGAAATGTTTATGCATTTGTGCCTGAAACAGTTATTCCTCCAGCAGTAGTAGTTGTTCCAGATAGCCCATATCTAGAATTTGAAACGATTAGCAAATCAAACATTCGCGCAAAGATTAATTTTACGATTTCAGTTGCAGTTGCATATAACAGCAATCCTGCATCGCTCGACAATATCGAGCAATTGATAATAAGTGTTCTGGCAGTAATTCCAGTTGGATATATTGTCAGCTCGGTTGAAAG